CATCCCCATAGCCTGGGACAGCGGAGTTAAGTTTTTGAGATGCGAGCGATTCTAAGGTCGCAACACATGCCCTATATCCATTAGCACGCCCACAAGCTTCTGCAAGTTCTTCTTGCTTTTTCATTACTGCGGATGCGTTCTGGCGTAGGGTTAGGTTCAAAAGTATAAGACTTAGCTTCTTGCCTGTAGGTGTGGATAAGAAGCCTGTCCACGCCTTCTCATCCTCATCCTCCCACTTAGGCTCGTTGATCCATTCTTGGTTGCGTATGAACGCCAGTGCTGCTTTTAGTTTTCTCATAGCTTTATACCCCATGAATCCCCCTGAAATAGAACTGCTTCCTTGTCCTTAAATACCTCAACTAAAGCCTTTTGTACTGTCTTGAAGCTCCAATCATGCCCAGCCATTATCCCGCCAGCCCTAAGCTTTGGCCTCCAGCCATTCAAGTCTGCAATCACGCCTTCGTAGCGATGATCTCCGTCTATGTAGATAAAGTCTAGCTCGTCATCCCTAAAGAACTGTAAGGCATCTAGGCTTTTACTTCTACTGTGTAATACATTGCCAAGCGGAGCAGTGCGTCCCTTAAAAGCCTCGAAGACAAACTTCATCGGGCATTGCTGACTTGCCACATCGTTAATGTCATACCCATTCAACCAAGGATCAACCGCCATAACCTCCTTGAAATGTTTAGCAATAACCACTGTACCTTCCCCGCTGTAAGACCCAATCTCAACCGCTTTATTATTCGCACCCGCCTCATTCGCCCACTCACACAGTTTTGTTAAGCCTTCCGCTTGGAAGGCATCTCGCATTACTGGTACTCTCAAGCAGGCATCGGTGCTGGTGCTTGGCCTTGCATCGCTTCAGGTGGCAGTTGTTGCCCCTGTTGTTGCATCTGACCTTGTCCTGCATCTCGAAGCTGTTTCTGAATTGCGCGGGATGTGTTGGGATCAATCTTCTCCAACGCTGCTAAATGCTGTTGTAAGTGTGCCATCAGAACTTGCATTGCGCTCTGATCGACCTGTTGTTGCCGCTGCTGAGCAGCTTGGTTAAACGCGAAGAGAACGGATATATGCGCCTTGTGATCGTCCGAAGGCTTGATAGCGACAGGGAAGCCTGTGGTGAGCATAGTCGCAATTTCAGTCGCTTGATCTTCAGCTTGATCCCCAGAGGCAGCGTTAGGATCTTGGTAGAGCCTACGGACCAGCGATGGATCGTCTTGTTCAAGGACTGATTTAACCAGTTCTCCCTGGTTGATGAAAGGATTGTTTGAGAACATGCTCATACGGCTGACTGCCTTCTGCAACGCAAACTGGCGGTTGATGAAGTCTAACCCGCCCTTTGGTTCAATTGAGTACTCATCATGGATGCCGTCTGGTGGCATCGAACCAGTTTCCTCCGCATACCGATACATCAAGTCTTTCTTGTTGTACTGCGTGTAGAGTGACCAGCACTGCTTGAAAAGATGAGATAGACCCATCCTAAACATACGATTGCGAAGATCGCCAGAGGCGGCTGACTGCGACTGCAACGCCTGGATCTCGGTGGCAGTCTTCCTGTCAGCAGCGTTATACTGCGAGCCTGCGCCGAAGTCTGGGTTGCCCATGCGCTGTTCGGCAAGCTGACGCTCTTCAAGCATCAAACGCTGGAAGTCGAATGGAGGCTGGCTAAACTGAACTGGCTTTAATCCTTGTGGCAGGATCTGACCAGGTTGCATTTTTAGGTTCGCTGTGTTTAGCGAGATAGGATTCTGCGCTTCAAAGACGGGTCGGTTGGCAAGCTCAACGTAATCACTCAACGAGTTCTTGAGCTTATTTAATAGATTCTCGCCAGGGAGGAGAATTTCTGCAACTCCGCGAGGGCTATACCAACCGCCCCCTGTGACCTCATAGGGGAAATCTACGAAAGGTGGTTCACCATGTCGGTAAGGTAGCGTAAAGGGTTTGCGAATGTCTTCGTCTATAACCAAGGGACTATAGGTTTCAACCTTCCATCCATCTTCGGACGGCGTGTACATTTCCCAAAGGACAATACGATCATTGTCAGCTTCTTGAGTAATTCCTTCGCGCCTGTAAATCTCGTCTTGAATCTCACTTCGTAAGCCCACTGACTTCGAGGGTTTACCCGAAATGATTTTAACGAACTCGTCCCCCTGCTTGTAAAGCGGATTTGCCTTATAGGAATCGACTGAGGTCGAGATGATGTGAACAATGAAATCGGCATCTTTAAACTCCTTTGTGTAGGAAGGAACGATGATGTGGAAGGGGTCAATAGCTTCAAAGTCAATACGCTTCTTGTCCTCGTTCCAGATTACTTTAGCTACTCCACGCCCATAGAGCAAGATGTTGTCGATGACAGAAACAATCTCTTTCTGGAAGTTGGTACGCTCACGCATCTGGTAATCAAACCAACGCTCGGCTGATACTGTCAGCGGAGCCAACTGCTGGCGCATAGGAACGAAGCTAGAGAGGATGTCGTTACCTATTGCGCTATTGACGAAGGAAGGTTTTAGCTTCTCAATAGCAGAGTCAATTAACTGAACGTGTAGGTCGGCTGCTGTAGGCCAAGGCTTAATCTTGCGCCTAACACCAAAATAGCGAGCTTGGTAGAACAGCCGTTGACGATTCTCCCAAGTCTCACGCTGGTTGAGCGAGTCAATAATCCGTGTGTAATAATCATTCCTGCGTGTATCTTTAGCGTTCATTTGTTGCGCTCCCTTTGAAGTTCATAGGAAAGATCATTAACATAGTCAAGTGCCTTCTTTGACCAAGCACGAATGGCTGGAGAGGCAGTACGAACCGCAGGGTAGTTATCGTCTTTCATTAACGACTCAACTGCCCCTGTCGTGTTCGTTATCGGACTTGTTGTCGCGCACCCACCAAGCAACAGAACCAAGTTCACGATCAATAGCTTCGCGATTGTTCTTCCACTCGGTAGCGTTCTTGTCAACACGCTTCTCATACCAACCTGGTATGAGGCGAAGGATCGATGCGATGATTTGTAGTATCGCACCGATCACTTAAATTTATTTGATGTTTAACCCGACAGTCTTCAGGAATGCAACGACCTTTTCCAAGATCGAGTCATCCGCTGGAGTGGGGGTGAGCTTAACAATGATTCGCGCAACGAGTACAATGCCACCAGCGGCGGCAACCACTTCCGTCCAATTCGATGTGATCCAGTTCCATATATTCATTAGTTTTATCCTCCTGCTTCAAAACCAGCCATGACAGGGTCGTGAAACTCCATCATGGCTTGAAGTGATTTCCAAGTTGGCCTTTCGATCTGAAAGGTCAAGTCGAACCTCATGTTGCCACCATCCAAGCATAAAGCAAGTGCGTCAGCCTTGTCAGGCGAGGCAAGACCTCTGGCACGCATCGAATCCTTTGATTCCACGCCTAGCTTGCCTTTGGAGTTGACCAAGCTTTTCCTACAAGTTAGCTGTGCAGTTAGGTCATCGTCTTCTGGTAGGATGATCTCAGCCCCATCAATCTTCTTTGCCATGCCGTACCACATCTCAGCAGACCGATTAGTATAGGCATCCGCATCGTAGGCAGTCGATCCGAAGTTGACTCGGTTGACCTCCCAGCCTGCCTCTGCCAGCGCATCGCACATAGGCATACCCAACCCGCTCGCATCGGCAAATATGTTGTTGGCCTCTAGCCCAGCCTTTTTGAACTCCACAATGAATCTGCCAACGGCTGCCATCGTGTCACGATCACGCCAAGCTAGGAATGGCAGAACCTTATTGCCATCTCTTATTGCCAGCACGTTGCAATCCCCGCCTGCTGCAAAGTCCACGCCTGCTACCCTAGTGCCAGGTTTAAATCTGGGTGGAGTTGTTAAGCAGTGCTGAAGTTGGTTCAAGCTTATGACAAGGCTCTCGGAACCTATGTCAACGAACTCGCCGTAGATCATAGAGCGGGTTAGCGGGTGCTTCTCGCCGTACCGCTGGATAACCTCATCAATCTGTACCTGTGTGATGTGTGGGCAGTCAAACGCTGTGACAGCGTGCTTCTTCCACATATCCGCCTCCTTGGTGAAGGCGCGGTAGAATGCGCCACTAGACCCGCCTGGGCTGGATGCGATCAACAGTCTAGTTGGTTGGCAACGACTGATAGCCTCGAATAGAGGGTCGGCAACAGTCTTGGCTTCGTCCACTACCATGAGCAATGGATGGTTGTCGTGGTCTTCAGCGTGCCAGCCTTCTGCACGCCCTGCATCGGTGGCTGAGTAGCCGATAATGCGCGATGTGTTGCCGTTGGGGTGTAGGTAGCGGATCTCGCCAGATGTCACTTCCCATGCCCCACCGAGTTTAGAAATGTGATGGCGCAGGCTAGGCCACAACTGACTTTCAACCTGTCGGTACACGCCAGCGGTTGTGACAGCAACTGAGCGCGGATAAACGAGGGCGTGCCATATCAAAATGGACGAAATAACTGTGCTGGTCTTGCCAGAGCCGTTGGCTGCACGCAAGGCTACGCGACAGTCTCTTGGCTCTAAATCGCGCAATACCTTCCGTTGCCAGTCATAGAGATTGATTCCCAATGCGTTAGATGCGAAATTGGCTGGTTTACCAAGGTCTTCTAACGCCTCTTCTTGGCTACGCTTGGGGGGTTTTGGCATAGTGGTGTGTCAGTACCTCTTTTTGTTTTGAGCCACAATAATTTAGGGGGGGTTATGTGTATCAAGCGGGGGCTGGGGGCGTGGCGGGTGGCGTGGTGGTGTACTTGGCTAGGCTCTCTGCCCTAGGCTTTCGCCTCTTCATGGCTACCTTCCTAGGCTTACAGATTTTTAATTGTGTTGTAGTGACAACATCTTGCGTACCACTTGTCGCACAATTGCTATTGTGTAAACTATTAAGTGCGGGTTTGGCTTTAACATCTTGGATGTCAATCACTTGCGCCTTCTTCTTCACCGCAATCCCAGCAAGGAGTGAGGCAAGGTTTGAGGATATTCCATGCGTGTGTTCTTGCGTAACTGCAAGACGGGCAGAGGGTTGCGCCCAATTATACCCACGCTCCAGAATCCAAGCCTTGGCCTGCCAACTCTTCTCCCCCGCAAGCTGTACATCTCGGAGGAGGGACAATTCATGCTTTTTGCGCGCCGTCTCTACTCGCTTGCCGAAATCGGGTTTCCTTTGCGCCCACGTTCTAATGGTGGAAGGATTGACCCCAACCAACGCACCAGCTTTCTCTAAGGTGAATCCACTCCCGCACGCTGCTACAATTTCGTCCGCGAGTTTTTCGGTAAATATATCGCGCCCATTCTTCCCCTTCTCCACAATGCTTTCTTCCATGCGCTTACCCTACCTTAAAAAATATTAAAATAAAGTGCTTGCAATGCATGCCGTTTGCACTAGGTTGAGCGTATGACAAATAAAACACACACCGAATTAAGCGCGGTTAAAGACGCTTTTAAACCATTCTCGACAAACAATCCAAACGGCAAAAAGTTTTATATTCTTGTTAATGCAATTAGTGGCCGCGCATTAAATAATACTGCCTATCAATATAGGGAGATTGTGATTCTCCGCCGCCGTGGAATGAAAGCGAATTTGTGGAACGTGGTGGGGATATAAGATGCACAACTTACCCCTAATCGTAGGCGCGGTTTTTATCATCGGAGTTGCGTTTGGTTATCTCATGGGGAGGAATTGAGCCATGATGACATTCGAACATGCCACAACGTCAACGGGCGGCGGATTCTCGCGCCCTTCTAAAATGCCCTGCCCTGCCTATTCAATTCCCGCGAGCCTTTGCAAGGTTGGCGGTAAACTTCGCAAGGTTGAAGGTTCGGTTTGTAGTAAGTGCTACGCGATGAAAGGAAACTATGGGTTCCCTGCAGTTCGCGCTGCCTTAGCGCGGCGGTTGCGTTCACTACGGCGCGAAGATTGGGTTGAAAGCATGGTCTATCTAATAGAGGCGGAGGGAAACTCTTTCTTCCGTTGGCACGATGCGGGAGATTTGCAAAACTCAAACCATCTGAAAAAGATTATAGAGGTTTGCGAGAAAACCCCAAACGTGCGGCATTGGTTGCCAACCAGGGAGGCAGGGGTTGTGCAGTCATACTTGAACAACGGCGGCAAGGTTCCCGCGAATCTCACCATTCGCCTTTCCGCGCACATGATTGACGGCCCTGCGCCGTTGGCACTAGCACGGCGGCTGGGTGTGCAAGTGTCAACTGTGGTGACGAGTGGTGAGACTTGCCCTAGTTCAAAACAGGGGAATAAGTGCCTCACTTGCCGCGCATGTTGGGACAAAAATAAGGAGGTTGTGGCTTATGGAAAGCACTAGGCATTACTTCGCAGTTTACAATTCACGTGGTCAATTCTTCGCGCGGTTCACGTCCTACGCTCGCGCCCTACGTTGGGCAGTGCGGAATGAGATGGAATGGAGCGCGGAGATCAAGAAGGAGAAAGTATAATATGACATATACATGGGAAGAGGCGGTTGAATTGGCGATTCAAAAATATCCCAAAGCGCGGAGAATCGCAGTAGAAAACGCGACAATGGGGCAAGAGGATTCTATGATATTTAGAATCAATTTAGAAAGGGATCGCGCCTCATATAATTGGAATGCGTCAACCATGAATGCTATCAGATTCATAATGAGCAATACGGCGGCAAGATGGGGTAAGGAAAAAAAAGAAAGGGAGATGGTATAAAAATGAAAAAAACTAAAAAGCAAAAACCAAGTATTGATGACTACGTTCCACTATTCCGCGAAGATTGCAGCATGGCGTTTGAAACATACGGCGAGGATCTTGAGTTCGTAAGGAGTCAAAGGGAGGATCACGTTTGGACGTTAATGGATGATGACTACGGAAAGCTTGTGGTTGTCGCGGGTTATCATTTCGTCAATAGGGTGCATTACATTATCACCCTCAAACCTTGGAAAGATCGAAACTTAGCATTGCCCTATATTGATTAGGGATAGAAAGGAAACATTATGAAAAAATACATAGTGATCGCGCAAAGCGTCACGCAGTACGAGTTAGAAGTCATGGCGGCGGATGAATACGAGGCCCTTGACAAGGCGGCAAACATTGACGGCGCGGATTGGAGCGAAGATTCACCTAGTGGAGATTGGGAGATACTTCGCGCGGAAGAGGTGAAGGAATGAACGACCCGCAGATGTACGCGCTAGGCATGATGCACGCCGTTGCGTTGTGCTTGTTCGTGTGGCTTTGCACGCCACGGGACAAACCGCGCAAGTAGTCACACCATGTCTTCCCATCCTAGCAAGGTGGGAAGGAATGGATTGACCCTATCGGGTTGACCTAATAAACGGCAGCGCAGCCATTCAAACGGCGGCGTGGAACTATAAAGGAAATAAAATATATGAATAAAGTAAAAGTATTATGGCAAAAGTTGCGAGACATTCCAACAGACGATAAGGATTGCATTGAGCTTCCATTCCAACATTTTCAAGTTGGAACTCATCGGGAGGAAATATGGCATTGGTTTGAGGATAGTTTTGGGATTGCTGTATTTGACTTGATGAATAGCTAAAGAACTAATTTAGCCCAAGGGTTCAACCCCTAAAGCTTTCCGCTTGCAATGGCTCGCCCAAGTGAGCTATTCAAACGGCAGCGTAGGCATATAAGGAGCATATAAGGAATGGATAAAAACCAAATCATAAAAGAATACATGGCAACCATCGGACGAAAGGGCGGGAGCGTCACTGGAATTACCAAGGCGCGCAAGATGTCGCGGGAGCATTACCAAATGGTAGCGCAGACCCAGCGGGAGCGTTGGCAAAAGTGGCGGTTAGAGAACGGCAGGCCAGAGGCCAAACGGAAGCGTAGTCGCGGGAGCGTCAGACAAACGGAAGCCTAGCGACCGATACGGCAACAGCACGCTCGGTTGCCTAGAGGTCTGTCCAGGTCAGTTGCTTTGAATGGTTTTAACGACTGAGAAGTATTCTCGCATCCACTCTTTGCTGATGATTTTGGTTTTGGAATTGAAGTAGTCTTGAGCTTCTTGGCGGTATTCATTGAACTCATTTGTACTCTGCCATCTTAATCTTTCAAGGACTAATGCCTTGAAGTTTAGTTTGCCAGCCAAACGCGCCTTGATGTTCTTGCCCAGTTCCTCGAAGTCTTCCTCGGACCAGATTGGAAGGTTGAGGATCTTTCTGTTCCTTTGGGCTATTCTTTTATTGGCATACTCGCACCTATCATAAAATGACTCGAAGTACTTGTTCGATAGGTTGGAATTGCAATCGGTACATGAATAAGTCCTAACTCCTCGACCATTCATTGATCCACTCCTTACAATTTTGCCGTCAAAATAAGATACTGGTATCACATGGTCTATTGAGTTGGCTGTATCACCGCAGTAAGTGCATATTCCACGGCAACCAAACAGGTAATCGGGAACCATCTGCCTTTCAACAGTCGTCTCCGCGGTCGAATTGGTCACAAAGACCTCGCCACGGGGCTATAAACGCCAAATTTGCCCATCCTAGTGCCTTTTTTTATTAAATCTGGTCGCTTCAAGCTCACCAGTTCTTACAAGACCAGTGCCTAGCAGTCAGCTTGCTCGGTGGGTTACTGTCACACTTATGCCTAGCTCTAAAACTCTTACGCCTAGCGGGATTGCCCTTCTTGATGGTCATTTTTGGGTCTCCGTAGCGGATTGTCTTGCTCTCACCGCCTTGGCAGGCTCGGACTACGAACTTCTTTGGTCCCCCAGGGGTACGCCTTGGGCTGTTACAGGGTAAATCTTGGGTACTCACGTTTCGTCCACCTCATCTTGATCCCAAACGGCAGGGCAAGCCTCCTGAAGCGATTGTAGTGCCTTCTGGTGGGTGCTGAAGAACTCTGACAGGCCCTTAACATAGGCAGTCAACCCTTCCCACTGCGCCTCGAACACCTCATAGGAGCAGTTAGCCTCCATGTCATCCACTAGCCCACCCAGCAGTCTCACAACTCCATGCAGCTTCGCATTCTCGAGTTGAAGGAGACTGATAAACTTGTGAGCCATCTTTAGCTCATCCCTATCGGGGTTCAGAACGTACCCTTCTTGGCCTTCATCATCCGCCACACTTTCGGTTTGATGGTGCTTTGCGATTTCGGACGGCTAGTGCCTGCCTTACGGCGAGCGTTGATGTTGGCATACAAACCAGGTTTGGATTTATTCATTTGCATACTTTATCACACGCCGACCGCGATGCCATTTGTTTTTTTAAATACACGCTCAAGGCTGCTTCGGATTGGTTGGGGGGAAGGCGGATTCAGGGAGCCTTTCCCCCTCTCCTTTGCAGATTGTATTTCTATATGTACTATAGGTGTCTGACATAGTGTAGTTGTCAGTACGTTTGGCAGTACCTTTGTCAGCGACTAGAAAGTAGCTTGGTTGGCAGAATAGAAGCCGTTGTCTATCACGATCTTGCCAGCGTTTGTCAGCCTCTTAATGTAGCGATAAACAGTCCTGTCCGAAACCTCCATCTTTTCTGCCATCGTTTTGACCAAGTCATTTGCTACCCAAGCTTTGCTACCCATTGCTTTTAGTAGGTCCGAATCGTTGATCGCTTTGTGCGCTCCAGCCTTCTTTAGATTGTCTGGGTTTAGGCAATAGTTGGTCAAGAATAGTGGGTAGTGCCATTGAACTACGAAGCTGTCTAAGGGTGGGAAGTTACGGAGCGTGACTTCACAAGTAAAGCTCCTCTCATCCTCCTCATGTGCCGTAAGGACTACGAGCGAGTCTGGATTGCGTGCAAAGACACCACTGCCACTGAATCTGTCAATAGATTCCGAATTACTCTTGTTTCCCTTGCCAAAATGATGTGACAATATGACAGAAAGATTGTGTCTAACTGCCAGAACCTCAAACTCATTCATCAAATTTGCCATGTCACCAGCGTTATTCTCATCACGATCACCCATAAGCATATAGTTAGGGTCAAGAATGATCGCCTGGTAGCCCTTCCCCTCGATTTGCTTCTCGATGATGGGTCTGATGGTTGTCAAGTCAGCAGCGTAACCCCTCAACGTCCACACATCGAAGTCTGCTACTTGATCTTGGGTTAGGTTCTTGGCCTTCACTACATCGGCTAGGCGATTACGGAAACTCCACTCTTGGATCTCAAAGTTAATGAACAACACCTTCGCACGCTTACACTGCTGCCCCCACCACAACCCGCCCACCTGTATCGACAAGGCGAGATCAATCAATGCCCACGATTTAAAAGACTTACTGCCTCCACCAAGTAGCAATTTGCCACCTTGATGCAAGATGCCAGCTATTAGAATCTCTGGCTCTGGTAACTTCTCCACCATTAGTTCATCATAGCGTTTAATGGGTGGCCACTCATCGGTTTTGGGCTTAATTCCTAGTGCTACTGCTGGTTCGATCATTGGCAATTCTTTCATCTTACCTCCTTGGCAGAACCACAGAAGACTCTGCATGTTGTCGTTATTTCTTTTTACACCTGGCATTCTAACTGGTTGACTTGGTTTGAAGGTGGCTGGGTCGCATCCGATAGGAACAAGGAAAGCCTTCAACTGACTCACAACTTCTTCGTTGGATGGAATATCAAACCAACCATGCAGACTCTTCCCGCCAGTATCTACAATGGCGCGAAGCTTCATTCTGAATACATCCCGCATAAGCTGGAACACCGCACCCATCTGCGGTTTGGTCAAAACATCCGATTCAATGACAAGGTAACGGCGTGTAATAACATTCTCATTGGCTCGGCTGATAGTACCAGCCGCAAACACCCCAGCGGTCGTAAACTGACCGATGGGCGGTGTCTGCATCCACTCGCTTGCGGTCTTGAAGTGAAGTGGGTGGTTCCCACTATCCTTCACCCCACCTATCCACACGATGTCATCTGGTCGGAACAGCGACAACATTGCCTCGTACTGCGCCTGTGGCTCGTCTGGTATGGGGGTAGGCGATTCCTCGAACATATCCGCAGGGTCCCAATTGTAGTGCGTGAGATAGCGTTGCTTGTTTGACTCCGCAATAGTCTTAATGCGGTCGAGTACTTCTGACTCTGGATCTTTCTGGATTACTAATCGAGGTGCGCAACTGCTACCTTGAGTCATTAAGGAATCCTTAACTGCTGACCTGTACAGCGGGTCGCTGGATATAGCGCGCCTCAGCTTGCGGTTGGCCTCATCTCGGTATGGCGTGCAGGAGGAGTGCCAACAGAATATAGTAGGTGCGCCGTCAATAAAAACTGTGGTATCCCTGACTCTGGTGTGGCTGGTATGCGCGGCTTCCCCAGGGCATTTGCATAGTCCGTGATTCTCGGACTGCCAATCTACTTCCCCGACTATTGATTCTGCGATGCGTTGTGGTGTCATATAAGATTTAATTGATTTTCATATTTCTTTGAATGAGAATCACCACCAATTGAGTAATCACCCCAAGGTATAAACTTGTAGTATCTTCGTATAACCCATCTTTGAAATTTTTTTAGTTCTGGATTGTCATTGTTATATACCATTGGGTATGGCAAAAGCCCCATTTTATCCATTGTTTCAAATCTATAATATATGTCCTCGAACTTCTCACCAGGCCAATAACCGCAAAGAAAATAAACCATTATATGCTGGGGCTTTATCCCTGCGTCCATAAGCGTATTTATTCCTCGCAAGAATATGGCCTCGTCTTTTCTGTTGTCCCAAGCTGTATAAATTCTTTTGCTTTTAAATTGGTCATCCCTATATTTAATTTTTGCCAATTCTTTAGCCCCTTCTTTGTGGATTAGGCGAACATTTATCCCTTGATTAAATGAGACTTCAAAATTGTTTTCTAAAATTTCTTCTGTTTTTTGTTTCCAGTTTGGTTGTCCAAAAAAATCGTTGTCCAGTAACATTATTTGCTTTGGGTGTGGCTCTCCCCTCCAAATCCTTCTTATTGATGAGTTGTCCCTTATTCTTCCTTCTTTAGTAGGCACAACGCAAAATGAGCATTTAAGGCGGCAACCCCTCTGGCTAAATCCTATTGATTGCTTAAACCAAGGATAAATTGAATAATCATATTCATCAAAATCCATCCCAGTAATTTCCTCTATGGTCTGTACTTTGCCCGATCCAGTTCCACCAATGTTTGCGTTTGGGAAATTTGCTAAAAATAAATCTCTTGCTGGCTTGCTCCAAGCAAAGATTGAGCTTCCATATACCCTATCATAATCACCCTCCCATAGTTCTTTTTGCATGGACTTACTAAAATATACCTCATCGCCCTGGCTTTTGTGCCAAGCAGATAATTTCATTAAAGCGATGTTAGGTAGCTTTCCGTCTAAATGCGTTATTCTTACTTTCATAATAAAAATCTACATCTTTGTTTCAAGTGGTTCGACACACAGAAGGACCAGCCGCAGGATCTCCCTGCGTACCATGCGATGTACTCTTTCTTACTTCTCTTCTAGCTCCATCGCCTTGCGCGATGCAACAACAATATCTTCCGCCGTAATGTTTCGCAGAGCATTGCACCAGTACTGAGTCTTGGGTGTCTTGTTGCTCGCATCCTTACACTTCGCTTGTGGCAACCCAGCATGAGGTCGGCAAGGTGCGTGCGGGCAGGTATCGGGCTTGAACACCGACACGTTCTTACTATAGTACGTCATTCTGTCGGCGGGGTCATAACTGCCCCACAACGACACACACGGCGTATCTAACCCCGCAGCGATATGGTTGACTGAACTATCTGGAGCCACTACGAAGTCAGCGTTGGCAACTACAGGGAACAAGGAACGAATCGCCTTGGTCGTGTTGAACAAGTCAATCACGCGAGGGTGATCCACCTTGAAATTGTTTGCGTTGTCTAGGCCAATGATAACAGCGTGATGCTTGGGATAAGCTTCCAGCAACGCCAGCACCGCCTGTTGCCCCATAGCTGGGGGGTAGGTGCGAGTTGGTCCACTCGATGAAACGTGGTAAGCGAAGTATGGATCTGGCAGTGGCCACTTGCCCATCGCCTTTAGTTCTTCGTGATCTGGTTCAATTAGGTACAGATTCGGCCTACAATACTTCGCCATCGTCTTCTCATCCCACACTCCCATCCACTCGTACACCCGCTGGTAGCAGTTACCTGGGCCAGTGCCTAGCTTGGTATTACCTACCTGACCACTGAACAGGTCGTCCGAGGGTAAGTGCGCGTCATAACTATCCCACGCCTCTAGCGTGCAAGGCAGAGGGAATAGCTTCGCGCCTATGCCAGCGTATAGCGGCAAGTTGCGAGCAGGGGCGTAAACATCTACCACTCCTCCCGACTCCTGCACCAAGTAATTAACGAATGCGGTTGCAATGACAGCATCCCCGATAGCTCCAGCGCGGTACACTGCTGTTGCTCCGCCTGCTGCCCTGCCCTTGGCGTAGGGTTTAATCTTATGAGGACAGGGAATAGCATCATCCCATAATGGTCCAGTAAGCTCGTCTGGAATGACGTATGTGTTGCGGGTGTGGAGTAAGTTGTCATCCACCTTGTGGATTGAGTTGGTATTATTGATCCATAGTTTCATTTGCCCTGCCTTTCTATTTTGTGAATGAAAATTGGAGTCTGCTCTCCCACATAAGCTCCTGCAATGTTAAAATCGAAGTACTCTAAAGCCTCATCGTATTCCATCCCATCCTTCATGCAGGACTTCAGCACCATGTCAGTATCGTAAATCGCGCACAACTTGCCACCGAATGTATTACCAACACCCAAGATCGCATCATCGAATCCATCCGCGAACAGGATTGTCTCAGCCTCCTCGCCAAAGTCTTCTAGGATCTGATCTCGTATGTTCATTCGCTCTCCAGTATTTCCTTCGCTATTAATGCTGCTGCATCCACCATCGTGATAATCTGTATAATGTCAACCGATCTTCCACGATCCGCGCGATTCTTTTCTAGCACCAGCTTCTCCCTGGCGGTGAGAAGTATATCGCGTGACCATTTGAGTCTAGCCTTTGTATCTACAAGCATTAGGCCGACTTCATTTTGTACTTAGGCTTTACCCCTGCGGAACGTAGGGCAATGGCTAGGATCTGTTTAGGTCCACGCACCTTACCACCAGCACCGCGAGCCTTACCCTTCTTCATATTGTCTGCACGCAATTCTTTAATGTTCTTACCAATATCTTTTCCGAGCATATACTATTCTCCTTGTTTGTAATAGGGATTGGGCACTGCTGGTGCTTGCACCCCAAAGCTTGGGTTCTCACATCTGCGACAATCCCGCAAATCAAAGTCAAGAATCTCGCCGTGATTGAGCATGATCGTGAATATCTTGTTGTGATCCATTCCGTAGTCAGTCACCAGGAATGCAAGCCCTTCACCCTTGGGAGTCATCATCCATAGTTCGGGATTGAGTTGGACTACTTCCACGCTGGTCCTGTAAACCACGCTACCAATACCCAGCGTGTACCAAAGATAGGAGCGCGAGCGCGATGCTCGATGTAGGATGGGAACCAGCAGCCAGCCCCCTGCGCTCGTATAAACCGAGCATTCTCCAAGTCAGCCTTAACTTGCAACCCACCGCCCAGGTACTCACTAGGGTCAGATAGGTTGACCACTGCTGTCAGCTTCCTAACTGGAGCCTCGGAGGTGAATGCGTCCCAATGCCACCAGAATTGCTGTAGCGGATTATACTTTAGGATCTGCAACTGCTGGATGCCTTGGATGTCGAATCGCCATACATCGGCATTGATGCTGTCTGTAAGCTCTCGCATCACTTTGTAGATCCACTCGTAATGTGTAGCGAAAGGAACCCAGCACGATGAGCAGCTTCTTGCAAATGACTTGCGGGTTGTGCCGTCCTTATTCATTACAGTTGCACGCTTCATGCCCATGACCTCGGCATCCTGGCGTAGCATGGCGCATTGCGTAGGCGTGAGAACGTAACGATCCACGCTGGCGGTTAGAACCTTCTGCTTGAAGGCTTCAGTCATTTGAGTTGCTCAGATAGTTCGATTAGTGCCTTGTTTAGAGCGTACTCAAAGCACGCCTTCTTATCCTTCTGTAGATGAATCCTACCAGCCTCAGCTAGAGCGTTGAAGGTCTTGTCATCCACCTTAATGTCGATCACCGCCGACTTAACTTCCCGAATGTCTAGTACTTCTATTTGTTGTTTTTTTCTTCTCATTATTCTAGTTCCTTTTTTATACGATCTATGATCCAGAGGATTATGTAAAGCGCGAAATATATACCAGATAAAATTACACAGGCGTAAAGAATCATCCAGCTAATTACCCACGCTATGCCAGCTATATCAGCAAAGAACATAATCGTCCTCCCTCATTCGGCGAAGGAGCGTGCGGTTGCAGATACGAATACCAGCCGCCCTGCACCACCAGCCGACTGTGCCGTTTCGGAAATCTTCCAGTAGCTTCTGGACATTGTGCGAGTTTTTGTATTCGGGCATATCGCGAAGGTTGGCTAGTTCTGGCCTAGCAATAATCTTCATACACTTAACCACCCCGCGCCTGCGGAGCGTGCGAAGATCCATGATTGCACGCAAGGCAACCTCGCCTGCCAACTGCTGTAGCTTTTCATCGTATCCTCCCTTGACTAGCGAGCCTTTGATCACTTATAGCTTTTCTTGGGCTTGCAAGTGGTGGCAAGAATGTTCCAACATTGCGCTGCGTCTTGGGCTTCATCCTTGGTATCAAAGATGTCCATGAAAGGAGCCACGCCTTCTATGTGCGCTCCGATTAGGCGCGGTCCTAAAGCCTCGCCGTTCATGGTGTGCAACCGCCACTTGCCACACTCTGGCACTACTCGCACAAAGTTCATCGGCCTACAGCAACTAGCTCTGCTTCATCGGCCTTAATTAGCTCTGCTAGCTTGGCTAAGTCAGCACTCTGCCCAGCGTAATGAATACACATCGCATCTTTGTAGCGGTCTAGACCAAAGTGTTCTTCCACGCTGGTCATGCAGTTGTAAACAGGATCAAGCTCGGTCAGCGGGATGTTCCAGATGTGAACCATAATGTTCATCCAGGTCTGCTCCGCGAAGTGGTTAGGCAGTAGTCCTAGTGGTGGCATAGATAGTGCGCCTACCACCTTGGAGGAAATCACAAACACGCCAGTGTTGAAGTAGAAGCGCGGGTCGATGATCGCGCCGAAAGTTCCAGCAAGCTTACCCATCGCAAGCTTTCTATCCAGGTAAGCACCTTCATCGAAAGCACAAAACACGCCAGCGTCCTCGCCTATGTCGGGGCAATCGGCTGCAACCAAGACATCAGCATCTAGGAACGTGACTTGTTCGTAGCCCTTCGTTGCCATGATGTTTCCAATCGCTGACTTGCTGTACTGGACAGGCTCGGCCAATGGCTTCTCTAGTGCGATGAAATCAATCTGGTGACGCTTGCAGTAAGCTTCCATGCGCGGTTTGGTTAGTTCAAGTATCTTCTTCCACTCATCTCCGAATGCTTGCGTGACTAATGCTTTTCTCATTTTGCGTCTTTCCAGATGACTCCATCTTTATCTAAGTTTGAAGACCAAACCATAAGGCGAGTATAGGTTGGATAACCCAACCCCCACCGCATCAGAGTTAAGCTGATTATGTTTCCTATGTGGTAGCAGATCCATGACAGAGCGAGTTTCAATTAGAACGCTCCCAATCATCCCCTGCCTTCAAGCAGAGAAGGCTATCTGCTTTATCAAGCAAATCCTTGGGAGGATCAACTACAAGCTGTCCGTCTTTCAAGATTTCAATGTCAGACATTTCAACCGAATTAACAGTCTCTGACATGAAATGCTCACCCCACCTACAAGGTCCAATGTCCTCTTCAGTAATTTCAACTTCTGCTATGCCTGTCGCGCTGTACTCTTCTCCATTCCAGCTAAAATCCACTTCCGTCTCTTTCATAATCTTGTCACCTCTTTCTTTATTTGTGCGAGCGTAAACAAACACCGAACCAATGCACGCTCTAAATGATCGGTAGCGGTTTCTCCGTTATTGTCAGGGCAAGGCGTTGACTTGTGGAGTTGCATTTGCGCTGTAGCTAGGTGGCGCATAGCCCTGGCGATGTGGTAGTCATGGGTTGGCCTATCCTTCAGCAACCAATCTCCATAAGCAGACTTGTCCGAACCCTTGCCCATAATTCGCCACACTACGGCTGCCGCTTCGTCACCCATCTCGGCAATGGTTGGCGGGGTCATTACAGCTTACAACCTGGAGGCGTGTAGCCCTTAACCCAGCACCAGATTTTCAGCATCGCTTGGAAGGCAATGCCAGATTGGTACAACTCATCGTCATCCCAGGTTCTGGTCATAATCTTGTTGGCATCGTTGGATGCCAAGACGATTGACACGCAGGCAGCCTTGGGATTCTCGCTGGCAATCCTGTATGCCCAAAGCTGGGGGCAGTCGGAGGTTTCATAGAAAGGCGAGTAGCGCGGATTAACCTTCCGATTCTTCAAGTCTATGATTGCATCGCCAATGCCCTTCAATCGGACGTAGGCATCGCACCTTCCAGCGTAACCAGCACCGACCATTGCTTTTTCACACCAGTAGGTTTTCTCGACATTTTCACTTGCCCAGTTCCCAAAGGTTTCGATGTAAGGTTTAAGGACTTCATCTGTGGAGCAAGCACGTCCCAGAAGGATGTTTTCCATTTCGGTATGCATCTTTGTGCCATGCTCCGCTGCTTTGCTTGTGGACTCTTTGCTGTCCTTAACGACCCTGCGTGCGTAATCTTCGAGCGTTTCATTTTCCTCCTTGGGAAGAGTAAGCGAGGACATAATTCCCTGCTCTATCTTCCAGCTTGTTAATTGTGGCTTGTCTAAGATTCCGATAATAGATGTAACGCTTGGCAGTAGCCCAAGCTTGCGAGCATCGGTAACTGTGGTGTTACGTTCCTTGCCGTTTGCTCCGATAATTACATGAGCCGAATCACCCTCTTGGGTGTACCAATGTCCCGCCTGGTCAGTTGCGACCAAGCGGGAATTGGAAGGCTCTTTAGCTGATATGGTAAGAGCCATACAATTTAGAACGGAACCTGGTTGCCGTCTCCGTCTTCACCGCCAACCTTGGTTGTGACCGCTGCACCAGCAAACTCCTTCGATGCACGGATTTTGTCCTGCAACCACTCTGGCATATCTGCGAACTGACCGCCTTCTTTCTGCTCAATCTCGTAATATACTTGATCGTTAACAGATGTAGCTGGAGCCTTCATGCTCTTAGGCAGTTTAGATGCACCAGCGATAGCGCAGTAAGCGCGACCAGCTTGGCTAGTCTTGTGGATGAGGGTAAGCATGGCTGGTTTGCCCAACAGGTTCTTTAGGCTGAATGCTTTTAGCTCTGCGCCTGTGAACGTCTGACCGCGCCATTGTTCCAAGAGTTTGCGTAGGCTGGCCTTCTCGCCAAGACTGCGGGTCTGCTCAATGGAAACGACCATTGGCTTGCTGACCTTGGTACGCTTGCCATTCTCCTCCACCTCGAACTCATCTAGCTGTTCGGGTAGTTCAAAGGTTAAGCGAACCTTGGGGGTCCACTTCTCTTCGTTATCCCAGTTAGTCTTCTGCGTTCCCAGATCGACTAGGGAATATAGAATACCAATTGTTGCTCCTGCCTCTGGGAGCTTGCGTTCCATCTTTGCTGACTCACTGATTGTTAGTGCCATTGTAGTGTCTCCTTTATTTATTTGGGTTTATTGTTGTGGGTTGAAGTCGTTCTAAATCTTCTGGCGTGTTGACGTAAAATCCCCTAGCAATCGTTGGCATATATTCGATCTTCACATCTGAAGGCGCGATCTGTCTAGCTAATTCGCACACGCTATCTGCGGTTAGGATAACAAGCCATTCCTTGCGACCATTGCGCCTAAAGAATACCGCTGGGATCTTTCCCTCTGGGCAATCACGCTTGGCCTGCGCCATCCAATCCTCTGGCTTTAATGCTTGGCAACGCTTGCCCTCGATGTGAAATGGAAAGTTCGCGCAAACCACATCCCCACTACCACCCTCTGGATTGCCTGCGTATTGCTGACTGCGCCTAGCCTTCTGCCAACCCTGTTCGCGCAAGTAACTTGCTAACTCTCTCTCCCCTGCTGCACCTTTCGCCCTACTATTGATTTTTCCCATCCATCGGGTCTAGCGAGGTGAGCCAATACGTGTCAACTAAATTTTAATTACGCCAAGATTTATTTGCCCGACTTATATCATCGTTGAAATTGCGGATCATTGCCCGAATGCTTAACTTTTCCACAATAGCCTGGTTCTTCTTCACCCACGCCAATGCCTCCTCCATAGAGGTAACATCCTTCAGCCCATCCTCGAATTTAGCCCACGCTTCTTTGTCGGTCACAGGCTTGAAAATACCCGCCAACTCTGTCCTGTCGAGGGGCAAAGTTTAGTGGTAATGGTTTTGCATTTTGCAATTGGGATTAGCCAGAACAAATCGTCACTCATAGCCCAGCACGCTACATAATCCACGCCAGTAATCAATCTCTTGGCAGAATTTAATCCATTCCCACACGCTGTTGTGAACCTGTACTTGGTTCTATTAGGCTCCATCACCTGCGCGGTCTTAACTTGTATGCGGTAAAACTTGCCGTCTTTCTCCGCAACCAAATCGTACCCAGAGAAGTCTTCTATAGGCGCAAGCACGTTGTACCCGCACCGCAGTAACGCACCAGTTACCCTGGCCACGCCTACCGCACCCACTTGGCGCGAAGATAATTTGTTTGACATGGCTTTATTTAAGGTACAGAGTTTTTACATGAAAGCGATAACAATGATTGCAGTAACGGCGATGCTGATGGCATCGGTGATGGGGGAAGATGATGAAACTGAGATGAATGATTTCATCGGAGGTGTTTATCGTGGAGGTGGGAATGTTCATCGGGCGGGAAATGTTATTATGACTGAAGATGGTTTGATATTTAAGTCTGGTAGTAGATTTATTTATCAAGATGGCCGAGTCTGTCAGCACATTGGATCAACATATATTCGAGAGGATAATAGTGTTGTGGTTCGCGCTGGTAATGCATTTGTTTCAAATGATGGACTAACCGAAAAAGTTGCATCCTGCTATATTGGTCCAGTTAATTCTTTTACTGCTGGATCAACCACAGTAAGGCAGGGATGGGCAACTCGCTAACCTTGTCCAAAGGTTGACAATCTATTCCTAATCCTGCTCTCCAACCCATTTAGAAACTTCTTTCTATCTGGGTTTTTCTCAGCCATTCGATATTCGTCATCTAACTGTGCTTTGCTTGCGGCCTGCATCAACGCCCTAGGATTGACCTGGTTGATTGCTTCCAGTGTCTTTGGTCCCATGCCGCCATCAACCTTCACACTCATACCCAGCGTGTTTAATCCTTGCTGTAGGTATTTAGTTGCCCCACCAAGACCACGATTAAACGCCATGTCCTGCGTGAATGGCTGAAGTGCTTGTGGCAATCTTTCGACAAGTGGCGCGGTATAGCCTTGGATGTACTCAGCCGCTGCACTAGCCCTTTCCTGCGGAGGGAGAGAAGATATAGCCTTAAACGCCTCTGGATGGTAGCGGTCATTGATACCCGCAACCTCGTAGTTCCCGCCCATATCACCAGAGGGTAGTTTATAGACTGCAAGATTGCCCTGCTTATCCTTGCGACTCTCCCACTCTACTGTTTGTAATGGCAAGGGAAGTCCACCAGGAGCCTGTTGCTCTGGTGCTGTTGGTGGCTTGACGTATTCACTCATAGGTTCAATCCTTGCTGTCTGTTCTGGCGGTTTAGTATAAGGCTCAAACTCCATGCGGATCGCGTTGTTGCGATCCTGCTGGCCCAAACCAGTTTGGCGTGACGAAGATCCAGAGATGTCGAACTTAGCCATTTACTCTCCCTGTTTCATCATAAGCTCTCGGCCTATGTCTTGACGCTTTTGCATTTCTTCTGGTGATAACTCACGGCGCATCTGTTTGGACAGAGACTTGCTTATTCTGTAGTCCCTGTACTTATTGTTTGCTATTGCAACAGCATTGTCACCACTAAGTCCACCAACACGCATAGCTGAAATTGCTTCTGATCGGCTAAGGCCAAGCACCATAGATGCGTGGAAATCCTTATTGGCCTCATCGAACATAACCCTACGGCGATTCTCCATCTTAGAGAATTGTTCACGAATCTTTGATTCTGGGACATTGCCAACCGCGCCGTAAGTCTCTGTGAATATCCGCCCAACATCTGTCATGTTCGTATTGAACCTAGATGCCTTTGATTCTAGTGCCTTTGATATGTTTAGAGACTGAGGACGGATACCGAATAATGCAGATAACTCCTCTGATGGCTTGTACACGCGACCATATTTAGAGACGGATGTATCGGGTTGGCCTGTCAGAGCGTAACCAATTCTACGGATTTGAGATACTGTTGCTGGCTCGTTTTGCCGTAAGAGATATGAAATATCGTCTAGTCTTTGATCTAAGAACGTGTCTTGGGGATTGCGAATTGATCTACCCTGTGGAGTCTTGCCATAGATCGCAGAAGCTATTGAATTGGCTAGAATGCTCGGACCAATATAGGACTCAAGGAATTCTTTTATAGCACCATAAATTGAATCCTCTGGATCTCTTCCAGACATAACTGCTTGAAATGGCCCACGCATAACTTCGTATGGATCGGTATATGAAAGATCAACGTATCCAACATCCTTGCCATCCGATCCTGTGGGCATAAGAGAAGCATTCTTTTGATAGGGTGCAACAAAGCGTCTTAATGCGGTCATCTTTCTTCCAGTAAAATCAGTTGCCCACATACCAAGTTTAGTAATGCCAACTATTGCTGTTGTGGCTGCGATCATGTACATCATCCTGCTGATTCCATACTTACGCATACCAGGCGTTTTCAAGTCTTCTGCCGCATACCTAACTGTATTGGGAAGACACCTTAGCATTTCAGACGGCCAAGATATAAAGTTTCCAAATATAGGTTGAAGTCTTAATGCCTTAATGAGTTTAGGCACACGCGAATAAGTTGGCCTAGTATTCTTCACACGCTCGGCTCCAATAACCTCTGCCTCTTGGCGTGATATTTTCCTGCCATCCATCAATTGTTTTGTTTCATTCTCCCACGCCATCAGCTTGAATAAATTATCCCCAGCGCGGTAGGTCTTGTTCAGCGTATCAATGGTGTTCTTTGCGCCTCTCTTTATCATGCCTGCTCCAGTTCCAACACGGCTTCCAACACGACTTACAGTCTTCCCAGCCAACTCCTCGGCAAAGTCCATTGTTGAACCCTTGTACTGCTGTGCGTCCTTCAGCATCTGGGTGAACTCATTTAGAACAGTATTGTCGTAAACACCAAGCTGGGTTGCTCTAGTTAGATAGGCGCGACCTTCTTTGGTGTCCATGCTCGGCACGCCAAACTCAGCCAAAACTGTTTTAATTGGTTTTAGGCTTCCACCAAACGCTATGTTCCCATTTGCCACTTCAATCAATACGTTTGAAATAGGATTTCTAAACTGAGCCTGAATGCTTCCAACTGTCTTACCCCACTTCACCCAGGCATTAGCCATCGAGTAAAGCTGGTACATTGTCCCGCCCTTATGCATCATCTCAAAATTCTCAATTGCATCGACAAGTTCCTTCTCTGCGTACAATCCATTTAATGGCGAGCGAGTGTCCGAGCCGTCTGCTGCAATCTGTGTGGCTGCATTGCCAGTAGGTCTTTCAAAGAACAACTTGTTGGCAACCCCAAAATTCTTTAGCTCATTCAACTGCCTCTGTGATTGCAGAAGATTGATCATCTTGCTTGCTGACCTGGCGTAATTGATTACTGGATCGGTGTACTCGCCCATCAGGTATCGGATCTGCTCTGGAATATCTTGCCTTGCCTTTGTAATGCCAAGCTTCTTCCCAATCCCAGACGCTTGAATTAAGGATTCAAACGGCTTGTCCTTGCCACCCTCAATATACACCTTGATCTGACCTTGTACCTCAGCCTCTGTAACGGCTGGGTTTATTTCTTTCATTTGAGTTCTTACAAAATTCTCTGCTATTGCAAATCTCTTTGGATCTCGCTTCTTCACAAGTTCTACATTGTATTTAGGATTATCTTCTCTCTCATAAGAACGAGTAAGATATTGTTCCTTGTTCATTCTGACGATGTCGGCCTTGCTTAACCCAGATGCCCCAACCTCCTGCGAGAATGTACCTTCTTGAATAAGACCTTCAGATAGGTTATCCAACTGCCTACGCATTTGATTTGCTATTGGCTGGATGGATTCTGGAAGTGTAGTCGCATCAGTAGCACCGCGCAGGAATTGGTCTAGCTGACCAGATTGCTCTGGCGTAAGTCTGGGCTTACCATTTAAAATCCTCGCTTCTTTAGCCAAGTCTTTGAGCGTAAAATCAATCTGCTTGAGCATCGCCTGCGTGCGCGATCCCTTAGACTCCATGATGTCAAACATCTCTTTAGGAAGATTGCCTTCAGTAGTAAGCCACTTCTTTGCTACCTTAGCCGCGCCTTCTTGAACATCTGATACGATGAATCCAGCCTCACCAGCCTTGCCACCCATAGGGCGAGGGATGGTTGGGGCAGGCGTAGCTGGCGAAAACGCTGGACCAGTTCTTACCCTTCCATTTTCTATTGTGTAAAATGTTCCTCGTTTTGACTGTTGAATTTGTGATCCATATATGTCATTTCCCACAACTGGATCATTCTTAATGTCCACTGTTTCAAATAATTTTTCTCGATTCTCTTGTACAAGTTCCTTAAATCTGGCCTCATCTTTTGCTGTAAAATTAACTCCCTTGACTTTATTTCGTGCTTGTCCTCTTCTTGACATTAAGTCTTCAAGTTCTGCTGGTAATACATTCTCAATTGCTTTAGTTGATTCAATTTGAGGAGTTGGCAACGCCAACCTCTCCGTACTAGGCAACTGCGTCTTGGGCGTGACAAGCTGACCTTCGCTTACAATCTCGCCTTGCAATGGTTCCTTGGTTGGCTGTGTGGCAATAGGTTCTTGTGCAACCATAGTGCTAGGCTTAGGGGCAAGAACTCCACCTTGAGATTCAATTGTAAATACTGTTGGCCTTGTTGGTGTGTAATCAAGATCAATTAGGCTCTCTTGAAATTCGCTTGGTATTCCACGCCGTTGCATCTCTGCCGTATCAGCCTGTGTCCCGCGCACGTTCCCGCGCACACCAGATTCTGGCAATCCTGCTGGTCGTATTGGTGGTAACTCGGCAGTTGGCATTGGACGCATTGGAGGGGTTGTAAGATCAGTCTTCTCAAATACCTGTCTTCCAGCCAGATCAACTGTTGTGCGTTTCGCTGACTCAACTCCCCTGGCTCCAGTTTTCTGTGCTTCAGCCAGTATGCCATTCCAATCGCGGTATTCCGCTTCGGTAGCCTTGCCAGCCTTAACTTTTTCATTCAGCGCAATTGCTTGTTCTCTGTTATATCCCTTAACTCTTGTTCCGCTGCCTAGACCAGCGAATAGCGCACCATAAAAAGCATCTTGACCAACTGTACCAGGAGTAATTTCTTGACCAGTAATCGCCCTAACTCCAGTTCCAGCCCCAGCACCAACACCAGCAGGTACAACTAGTGCCTTAGCTATTTCCTCGGCTCCACGCCTTACCCCTAGTTCCCTAAAAAGTGTTTTGCTTGCTTGGACAAGCTGTGCGCCACCCACTGCTCCAGTTACAACTGGTATGGTATATTCACCAGCGGCAGCATAACCTGGTGCAAGTTGCTCTGAAATTGGAACTTTTGTTGGAAATAATTTGTTAAGACCCCTTTCAACAATTTCGCCTCCAGCGAGCGCACCACCTGCTCCTCCAGCCCCTGCACCAACTGCTGCTCCGAAAGGACCGCCAACAAGCATTCCACCCGCTCCACCTAAAACCGCACCACCAATTCCTCCAGCAGTAGATCCAGCCCCTTTTGCCAATCCAGCTAGTCCAGCAATTGCCTTTGCTTCTACTGGTACATCAACCGCATCCTTGTTTACAAAATCATCTATCTGGGCATCCTGCTCTGGCGTGTAGTCCTGTAGGGACGCGGCGTATTGTTTTGTTTCAGCACCCCATTGGCGAGCTAGATTAACTTGCTCTGGATAGGTAAGAGTCTTGTAGTCTTCGGAATCCTTAATCTCACTCCACGCTGGAGGTTCTTCTTGCCTTGGGGCTGGTTGTGCCTCAATTGGCATTCCAGCTAGTTCTCTTATCCTATTAGCTGAAGATAGCTCCTGTATTGGGGCTTCAGCCATTTTATCTACCTAGTCTTGATTTGATCCAGCTTGCGGCTTGAGGTTCTTCTTGTTGTCCGAAAATAGAATTTAATTGTGTTTTGATAACTTTAGGAGTTTGCGGATCTCTCCACTTTCTTTCAGCCTCTTCATTTGAATATGAGATAGTTCCATCACCAACAGCTAAAATAACCTTGCCACCTGTTGATGCCTTTACAAGTTCCTTCCTAACATCTGCGCTAGCCATTCTTACAGCAGTATCGCGATCATATCCTTCGGCAATATATGTGTCGGCAAGCCTAGGTACTTGGCTTTGATAAATTTGACCATAGATATTTGCGCCAGTTTTTCCAGCCTCTGATGCAAGAACAGTTTGCTTGACTCCGCCCATGCCAACATCCGCAGTAGGAAGCAATGATTTTCCTCCAGCCAGAGAGTTCTCTATTGAAGCAACTCTAGCCTGCCTCATTTTGGATTCGACATCAAGCTCGCCTTGCATTTTGGTTGCCTCAAGTATGCTTGGACCTCCTTGCGCTGTCATTCTTGCGCCCATTTGTTCGCCAATAGGAATGCCGTATTCCTTTTGTTTTTCTTGTTCAAGAAATGCTGTTAAATCGGCTGCCTTGCCTGCCTTTCCCTTGGGGGTTTCATCGTAACCTTTTGTTACTTCCTGACGAAGCTTCTCCATCTTGAGCGCATCTTCTTCGGCCTGCATAGCCTTACTTGCGCGATATGCTCTTATGCTATCCATCTGCCAAGGCATAGGAATAAGTGGGTCTTGCGGATCTAGTCCTAAAGCATTAACTGCCATAAATTATTTTATCTTTCCATCCATCCACTTGCGGATGATTGCCTTTATCTTTGGCTTGTTTCGTATGGATTCAGCAATTCTTTCTCCATACTCGATGTAGAAGTTTCTCAAGTTGTCTGATGCCTTAGTCAACATCCACTCCCTAAATTGTAGCCATTTAGGATTGTCTATGCCGTAAACTTCGCGAGCAACCCAACACATGAATCCCATGCTTGCTACACTTCCAGCCGCTCCAGCAAGATCCTTAACCCCACCAGCAATTGTAGCAAAATTTTGCGCTCCACTTGGCTGCCTAGAAATTGCATTGACTTGTGTGCCATATACGCTTGAAGCATAATTAGCCTGCGAGCCATAAAGGTTTGCAAAAGCGTTCTGTAGCGAAACAGGAATGCCTTGATCCACAGTCTGGTAGAAAGGCGATGCCGTAGATTGCGCCTGCCCGAATTGACCAGGCAACGCTTGGTTGGCTTGGATGTATTGTTGCATCGCACCCTGTTGCTGGGCTGTGCGTGCTTGGCCTAAGTTGTAAACAGAAGGTCCACCAGCGATGAAATTGGAAGCTGCGCCAAGGCGATTCTGACGTAGCGTGTCTCGGAAGGCTAAGTCAGCTTTAAGGGCATCTCCACTAGCTAGGCCAGATCCTAAGAAGCTTTGCGCTGCGCCATAGCGAGCAAGTTTACGTTGCTCCCCAGCGAGTCCAGTTGTGACCGCTTCCTCAACCGCAGGTGCAATACCAAAGATATTACCGCGAGCGGTTTGCGCTCCGCGAGCAGCCTGCTGGTACTGCCTCTGTTCTTCCGCGCCAAGTTGCGAACCCATTGCAAGTTGGTTAATTGCTTCCTGCTCAAGCTGACCACGAAGTTGTTCAGTCTGTGCGGTTTTAGTTGGGCCAATATCTTCAGTAGCAAGACTCCTATAACGCTTGCCTAACTCTACCGAGGTATCGTAGGAATTGGGGTCAATCTGGCGTAGTTGCTGGGTGGCTCGTTCTTCGGGCAATTGCAAGAAGGATCGGAAGGAAGTGATTTCTTTTGCTGCCTCAGTTGAACCAACAGCAAGGGGTTTAAAGCTACCAATCTTACTTGTTGCATCTGAAACTGCACTACGCACGCTGGCTAAATCTTTCTTGAGTCCGTCCACATAAACATCGCTGGCAGTCCTCTGTGCGCTATTGGCTGGCAGAGTATCAAGAAGTTTTTGCGCTGCTGTAAGCCTTTCTTGGATGCCAACCGCTTGAGTGTTGCCAAGTTCAACAACCCTCTTGTAGCGATCTACCTTAGCCGTGTTGTAATCATTTAATATCTGATCATCGGAGACTTGAAAATTCACTTTAGACGCAAGTGGCGAAGCACCATAGTTGCGTTCAGCCGAAAGAGCTAGAAGTGCTGGATCTGTTCTGCCACCAGCCAACTGCTGGATGCCACCAGCAACAGCGTTGTAAGTTCCAGTTTGTTCGTTGAAGTTCGGTGTGCCACCAGCAAATTGCATATTGGAAGCTTGCAAATTGTTTTGTAATCCAGTTCCAGCTAAGGCAGCGATTTGTTGAGCGGCAGCAGTTTTAGCGTTCTCTTGGCTTTGGATTTGAGCTAAACTTTCCTTTTGCTCGGCATCCCTTGCGGCATCTTTGTAGTCTGAATAAGCATTATCAAACTCACGAAGCATTGCATTCTTATCCGATGATTCAGTTGGAACTGTTTTATTATTTCCACTCCAATTTCCATTATATGTTGACTGACCTGCTAAGAAACTATTGTAGTCTTCTGGGGCGTTTGCCGAGCTAAAATGAGCCGAATTATTGCCATTAAAATACCTCGACCATTCTGTTTTGGGGGCATATTGACTATCGTAAAATTCTTTTTTGGTTAAAACTGCCATATTATTTAGTCTTTTAAGTTGTTAAATTCGGATTAGCAATGTTTGTCCCAATCGTGCCGTAGATGTCAGTAGGAGCCTGCCGAGGAGCAAAAGCCACACCAGGTTCAACCGAGGCGTAAGGACTTTCTCCGTAAAGACGTTCAAACTGGCGAGTCATCTGTGTGCCTAGCCCACGATTAAGGGCATACGCTTGGGGGCTTTGTTCGTAAGACCTACGCAATCCTTCCATAGTACGCTGGGGGCCAAATTGCCGTTCATTCTGTAGTGCCGCCAAGGTTGCCGATTGCTGATCCAAAGCCGATAATTGACGCTCCAGCGAGCGTTGTTGTGGCATATACTGGATACGAAGCTTGTTCTCCATCGCAGCCATCTCTGGAGATTTCTCTAAGTAAGTCTCAACATTCTTCTTATAGGCATCAGCATTAGCCTGCGCTACCGCTGCTGGATCGGGCGGTGGGGGCGGAGAAGGAATAGATGGAGAACCACCCATATTAAGCCAAAGCTTTCTGCATAAATTTCATATAATCGTACTTTTTTTGAACTCCATTGCGTTTGAAGATTAGGCTCCTGCGGGGGCCAAACCTATCCCATAGGATAGTCAGCAGGCATTGCATAGCCAATCGGCTACGAGGAGTACTTGTACCATCAGTTGATGTAACAGTCAAGTCAACAAAAGCAGTATCTCCATCTGGTCTATGTAGGTAATGGGTAGGTTCTTCTGAACCATTGATTACCCTAGCTACCGCTACCCCTACTATTTCCTCGCCGTCCTTGGCAACCCCAACCATGCCACGCTGATTGTACCAGCTAAACCATTCCCTAAAGATAGGCCAGCGAGACTCTGGCACGCCAGATAGCTCAACATATTCCATAGCGTTCATACGTTACTTTGTATCTGAATTGTGTCTGGGTTGGCTGCGACCAAGATCCCTCGGATAGACAGCTTCTTAACTGGAGCAGACACGACAAACCTCATATTACGCCACTTCTGATATGACCTTAAACTACTCGCCACCCGCTTTACAGTATTTGCCGATAGGGTGGCTGGAAGGGTGAATGGTAAGGTGATACCACCAGATGACCTGGTATCAACTGAAGTGGCAATAGCGATGTCTGCACCATCAGTATCCCTACGCATACTAATCGTGGCCGCAGTTGAACCAGAATTAAAGAACTCAACCTCGTAGTGCGAACCGAACTTCTGCGCCATGCGATCATCAAACTCATACGCCTTGGTTGTCACAGCACTGGTGTAACTGCCAGTAGAAGTGTAGTCAACGTAATCAGAAGTTGCATCGGCTGAATCAGCATCCTTATATCCAAGGTAATGCCCAACCTTGCTGGTCGGACTGCCAATCGCAAGCTTTAGAGCGTTGGTTGTAAATCCAGAAGCAAAATTAGTAATAGCCATTTTAGATGCTGGTATGCTCCACAACCCTTCAAAGGAATTAAACAAGGCATTGTAAACCAGTATGTGGCTAGGCGTGGTTGCTGTATCTAAGGGAATGGCGAGATAGTAACGATTATTGTAGAAGGCAGAGTTGCAAGACGAGATATAATTCTTATTTATTCTTGAAATTATGTTCTTTACTGGCTCGCTAATTGGCGTGCCTACAATGTAGAAATCATCAGCAATCGACCTAGTCACAGACCTAATCCCATCGTTGGACAAGAAGAATACGTCTTTGTTTACAAAGTTAACGCTACGCCCAGAGGAACAACCAGTTTTGTCGTTTAGCAACCTTGTCACCCAACCAGAAGCGGTAGGAGATGTTGGATCGGCTGTAACCAGGTACATTTTGTTAGGCTTAAAAACCAGTAGTTCATAATCAAAGAATGGTTGGAGCGCAACAATATCTTCCCCATCATCACCACCCACAATAATTGAGTTAGTTGACTTCCACACCTCTGCATCCAAAAGATCAGATGCGTATAAAGTATTCCTATTTGTTCCAGTTCCTACCGCAAAGATTCTATTGGTAAACTGCCTAACCAGACGAAGGGCAGGCGGGGCAAGGTTAGAAATGCTGGCTGTTGCTGTTGCGCCTGTGCCGCCCCCACCAGTAATTGTTACTGCTGGGGCAGTTGTATATCCAGATCCAGCATTGGTAACAGTAATAGCCGATACTTTATTTGAAACAACTGTTGCAACTGCTGTTGCAGTTGTTCCGTAAGCAATGTTTGGCGCGGCAATTGTCACAGTCGGTACTGATGTGTAGCCAGAGCCATCATTTGTAACAGTAATTGAAAGAATGCTTGTACCCTGGCGATACGTTGTTGTCCCATTTGAAAAGTGAAGGTTGCTACTTCCATCGGTGAAATACATTCGATTGTTAAACTGAGAGAAGTCAACCTCAGCACTCTGGTTGATCACAGTCCCGCCAGTAGTGGCAAAGGTGGATGAGGCAGTAGATCGAAAGACTGTTCCGTTGGAAGCTACAAACAAAGACTCAATTGATGGCGTATCAAAGTAGTGCATCCCTTGTACTGTTGAGCCTGCTGACAAATTGGCAGACATCTGCTCTATGCCCATGCGAGATTCCAAGTTTCCACTTGGGCTGATGGTCATGTTGACTAACTCGCTGGCTTGATTGTTGCCAATAAGATTGGGTGTTATTCCAGAAACTTGTCCACCCTCAAAGCTTACAGATGCTGCTATGGCAAGCAGATCATCTAAATTGTCACTGTAATAGGGCATATTAAAATGCCTACTTAGATAATTTCCTCAATGCTAAGTTCGCCTAAGCTGGCTGGCGTGATCTGTTTCATCCCGCCTACTTGACTTAACTCGTAACTAGCCATTGCAGAAAGGTCAGAATTTGCCGTCTGCACAACTGTTTGCGCCTTGGCATACTGGCGTTCACGCTCTAAGGCATCGGCGTGGGTTAAGGCAAGGACAACGTGGCTGACGTGAGGCAAGCGAAGTTCATCGCCAATTGCGCTGGCTGAGGGAGGAAAGTCCACGACAAAGTTAGTCCTAGTTAAGCACTGTAGCTTTTCCACAACCAAGAGCGTGCTGGTGCTGGCAGTTTCTAGGATTGGATAAACGTCTAGTTGCGCCGTCCCGCCAGTGTTACGACCCTTGAAGTAAAAGAATACAGGTGTGCCAGTGCTTGTGTCATCAAGTAAGGAAGCGTTTTGGCTTACAATGGTTGATAGATCCATCGCTTGCAACTCTGAGTTATTGTAAGCAACCGAAAGCGGGTTCTCTACGTTGGAGCCAAGGGTAACTGTACGGCTACCAGCAGTAACGGCGTAGGTAGATGTGGTGACTGTTTCCCGCCAGGGTGCAAAGTTCCACACCCGCCTATAGTTTAAACTGGCTGACTTTTGCAGGAAGGTGAGTGTATCGGCATCGGTCTTGCCGATCTTCTCACCCGCAAACTGGGCGATTTCGGTTAGGGTCATTTGGCTTCGGATTGCTCTTTGGCTTGGCTACGGATCTTCTCCACCAACTCAAACACTGCCTCATACGGAGCGCGACCAAGGCAGGCTAGGATGGTGTTTACTTCTTGGATGGATAGGTCGAGTTTCATGCGGCCTCCAATGCGGTGACTTTAGCGGAAAGTTCTTGAACTGCTTTAACCAATGCCGCCGTAATTGATCTATCGTAGAATCCATAAAGACCATCATTGCCCATAGGTGCGGCAGATGGAATTATTGGCGCAACATCATTTGCAATAAAGCCAAGTTCAACTGATGCTTCGTCACCGCGATTAGCAATATCATCTTTCCATCTATACATCTTTGGATGAATTTGGAGTATCTCATCAAGACCAGCAATGTGCGCCCCAACAACCTCTTCTTTTAGAGAGGCATCAGATGCCGCCGAAAGTAATCCAGCTGCACTTGCGTTTACCGCCCTTGATCCAGAACCAGCAAGACCAGCAATAGTTACACCGCCACTTGAATCAATGCGGAGGCGTTCTGTCCATGATGTGTTTAGATCAGATGTTGTTCCAATGTTATATGCCGCAGTTTTAATTGTTAGCGCAGTATTTTCACTGATTATCCCAAATGATGTATGACCTGCACTTCCTGTATTTGAAAAAACAACTCCCTGCCTTGCTCCGTAACCATTTTCCAATCCAAGTTGAACTGGATTTGAACCTGAAGCATAGATCAATGCGGATTGAGTAGCCGCTGAAGTTCCTGTGATATCTAATCTGGATGTAATTCCTGTTGAACCAGTCCCAATCCCAACATTGCCGCTGCTGTCGATAACCATACGATAAGCACTGGTGCTAGCAATGACAAATCGCTCTGATTGTGTTCCTTCTTTTCCAACAAGCCACTTTAGAACCCCCGCCGTGTTAAACGAAATGTAAGGATTTGTATCTGCATTTTCTAAAGTTAAGTTGTGCGTAGGACTCGCAGTCCCAATCCCAACCCGCCCACTCGAATTAATTCTCATTGCCTCAGCCCCACCCTCACTAAACGCAATCGTGTCGGCGGCGGGGAAGAAGATGCCTGTATTAGTATCGCCTGTAGGAACGATGGCTGGGGCTGCGGCTGTGCCTGTGCCTGTGGTAATGAGGGTTGTTGCAACTAGGGTTGGGATTGTTCCAGTAGTACTATTAAACGTAGCAATGGTTCCAGTAGTACTATTAAGCGATAGGTTAGACGTAGGAACAGCATCGGCTACCAGGGCGTTGAGTTTAGCCGCCGTTACATCGTTGGTTACGCCGTCTGAGAATGAAGTTCCTGCTGTGAAATTTGCCATTGTATTATCTCCCTATCAATTAAAGCGGTTTTTGAGTACATCCCACGCCATTGAGCAGGCCAGCCCAACGACTCCAGCTACAGCCAAAACCTTCGTCTTTAAGGTTTCCAGCGCACCTAATCTATTAGCAACATCCCCATGAAAAGCAAGCGAGCGTTCGATCATGGAATACAAGGTCATCTGGCGTTCCTCTATCCGAACTATTGCGATTGCCACGTTCTGAACCTTCTCCCTAAGATCCGCTACTTCGTCAAGACTCACGACCCCTGCCCTCCAAGTATCTTAGTGCAACTGCAAGATGGACAACCGCATCCGTCACTTCGTCCCGATCCCTGCCATCGTCCACAATCCGCTTGATTGAGCGATTGACCGATAGGAGGTGTTTCACCTTCCCAACATACTTGGTCTCTTTGACCATGTTGTTGTTCTCTACCGCAAACTTTAAAGCCTCCTGGAAGCAGGTGTACTCGGATCGCGTCATCACTAAACGCAAACTCAAATTGATCAGCCAGATGCCTATGGTTTTCATGTTTAATAAGAGGTTTTCTTATTCAAGGTTGGGCTAGGGGTCTTGCCTGCATCGGAGGCCGCGCCCATGTCGCTATATCTAGGTAATGGGTTCACATTACCTTGGTCATGTTGCCGTGGAGAACATGAGCAGAGCAAGAGGGTGATGAGGAGGAGGGGCATTTTAGTAGATTGCGTATTTAGCGTTTAGATATCCTTCAACTTGATTTATCTGCGAACCATTCAGCTTTTGGGAATATACAATTAGCTCGGCTAGGGATAAATATGCAAAATTACTTCCAGCATAGACTCCAATCTTATAGGTTTGCCCACTTTGCAATGCCTCTATATTTGCATCATCAAAATCAACACCAGTTGTACTGCCGTTTCTTCTCGCTGTTCCAGACCCACCGCCAGCAGAATCAGCAGTAATTGTAGATAAAGAAAATTCCTCTGAGTACCACAATCCACCTAAATTTATATTGGAATCATAATTATTATTACGCATACGAACTACCGAGCCGTCTTGAGTTATTATTTCAAAATTAACATTAGTGGTACTACCCAAAATACCTTGATTCCCGCCATCTGTTATATTCCAAACGGCAAACAAGGACAAAGCAGAAAAGCCATTAAACACATTTGGATGCAAAGTAATTTCTGATTCTGAATTATCTCCATCAAAATATAGGGAAGGAAAGGGACTAGAGTTTAAAACTACAGCATTTGGCGAACTACAATTATTTCCATTGCCACTTTGATCTGCCCAAGCTGTTACAAAGCCACCAGAAACAGTAACCCCTGCATCAGCTTTTAACCAAAGAGATATCCCAGCGATATCGGTAGGAGAGAAGGGGGCAGAGGGTGCTTTGTGCCTAAATATTTTCCTATTGAGTGGAAGAGGGCAAGCTGTTGAATACAGAGGCATGATCTACCTCTAACTTAACACTGTAACTCTAGCTGTTCCCGCTGTAGCAAATATGCCACCAATAAGACCTGTGTAGTTCATTGGAACCTCGTAGTACTCGCCGCTCCCAATGCTGACAGTGTACAGGGTTGTTGACGTAGTGGATGTTCCAAGGGTTGCGTGTAATCGACCCGCACCTTCATTAAAGAGAGTGCAACCCAACCTACCAGTACTTGCCGTAGCAATTGTTCCATAGCTGGTGCTGGTAAATGTAGTCGGACCTGTTCCACCAGTAGTAGCATTGGGCAATCGGATGCCATCGGCCACATCCGCCTGGAGCGTGGTTAGTAACGCTTCGATGTCAGTTAAATTAACATTAATGACCGAAGTACCACTTGTGATGTTACTTAAGTCAGAAAGGATCTGATTTAATTGCCTGCCCATCGAGGGTTAATCCTTGCGAGCGTAGATTGCCATTGCGCCACCAGTTAACGCCACTTGGTCAATGTCTCCATAGACAGTAACGCCAGCGGTAAAGGTTGCAGCGGTAGTCGCACCACTAATGACAAGAGTTGCGGTAGAAAGCGTGAGGGCAGTTACGGCATCGTAGCTTCCAGTATTAGTGGAAGCTGACGATGCAATAATTGTCCCAGCATTACCAAGCGTAAGGCGGGATAAGAGTCGCATTAGGTGTGAAGGGCAATCCGATAGGAAGTGC